GTTTCACAGACAGCTACAAATGAGTATGCAATATTTGTTTGGAAGGATAAAAATGATAATAATACAGATACAATAAAAGTAATTTATAAGGGCAAGTCAAGTTTATCTACAAGTATTCAACCAGTTTATTTACAAATTTATAATTATAATAGTTCCGTATGGCAACAACTAGATATGAATGATAATACAACAGCTGATATTGAATTTACTTTACAGGGTAGATTAATTGCCAACGTTAACTATTATTATGATGTTGATAATTGGATAACTTGTAGAGTCTACCAACATTGGTAGGATTTATGTCAAATATTTTTCAGATTACAATTATGATTTTAAACTTTATGAAAGAGGATTGTTAAGGTGTCAATTCCAATAGTTGCTAGTTGGACAGCTAATAACAATAGTGGTAATGCGTTTAAGGCGATTACGCTGACTAAGCCTGCCAGTATTGCTGTTGGTGATCTTCTTCTATTAATTGTTGGAAACGATAGTGCTGATATTCCGATTTGGGATGATCTCACTGGGTGGACAAAGTTTGTCAACGCTAATAGCGCTGGTGCTGATGCGAACTTAGGTTGCTATTGGCGAATAGCAGATGGTACTGAAGATGCAACAATTGAGGTCACCTGTACTACGGAATTCGTAGATATATTTGGTTGGTATATTAGAGTTACAGGTGCAGACACTACGAATCCAATTAACGTTATAGGAACTCCGGCATATGTTATATCAGACACTGATCATATTATTCCATCAGTTACCACAACTGTAAACGATTGTTTAGCTATTTATGCATTGGCTTGGGATGGTGGAGATGCAGGATCGTTTTCAGCATCTAATACAGGATGGACTGAGACTGATGAAGAATTTGCCGGAACAGGAACTACTGATGCTTCTGGTTGCTGGGGTACTAAAGAGCAAGCCTTATTAGGCAGTACTGAAAATGTTACAGTTACGACGGAACAGGCAGATGGGTCAACCTCTATTCAATTTGCTATTGCTCCTCTTTTATCTGAAAGCTCAAGCTCTTCAGAAAGTAGTTCAAGCTCTTCAGAAAGTTCAAGCTCTTCAGAAAGTAGTTCAAGCTCTTCAGAAAGTAGTTCAAGCTCTTCAGAAAGCTCAAGTTCTTCAGGAAGCAGCTCAAGTTCCTCAGAAGACAGTTCAAGCTCTTCAGAAAGCTCAAGTTCTGAATCTTCAAGTAGTAGAGTTCTCACTCTTTATACTGATTTTTGGGGTGCTGAATTTTCTTCTTCTGGCAGTTCTAGTAGTTCTTCAGAAGAAGGTTCTTCTAGTTCAAGTTCAGAAAGTAGTTCCTCTGAATCTAGTTCTTCTTCTAGTTCAATGTCTAGTTCGAGTTCAAGCTCTGAGAGTAGCTCAAGCTCTTCAGAATCTAGTTCTTCTTCTAGCTCTGAGAGTTCTTCAAGTTCAGAATCCAGTTCTTCTTCAAGCTCTGAGAGCAGTTCAAGTTCATCAGAAAGTAGTAGTTCTTCAGAATCCAGTTCTTCTTCAAGTTCAAAAAGTTCTTCTAGCTCTTCAGGATCGAGTTCTTCTTCAAGTTCAGAATCAAGTTCTTCTTCAGGATCGAGTTCTTCTTCAAGTTCAGAATCAAGTTCTTCTAGTTCTTCAGGATCGAGTTCATCAAGTAGTGGGTCTAGTTCCTCTTCAAGTTCAGAATCTAGTTCCTCTTCAAGTTCAATGTCAAGTTCTTCTTCAAGCTCAGAATCTAGTTCCTCTTTAAGTTCTTCTTCGGAATCAAGTTCTAGTAGTTCCGAATCTAGTTCTAGTAGTGAATCTTCAAGTAGTTCAAGTAGTGAATCTTCTTCAAGCTCTTCAGAATCTAGTTCTTCAAGTAGTTCAGAATCTTCAAGTAGTTCTAGTAGTGAATCTTCAAGTAGCTCTTCAGAATCTAGTTCTTCAAGTTCAGAATCTAGCTCTTCAGAATCTAGTTCTTCAGAGTCGAGTTCATCAAGTTCAGAATCTTCGAGTAGCTCATCAGAGTCAAGTAGTAGTTCTGAGAGTTCATCTTCAAGTTCTGAAAGTTCTTCTTCAAGTTCTGTATTAAGTAGTTCTTCTTCAAGCTCAGAGTCAAGTTCAAGTTCTGATTCAAGTAGTAGCTCAAGTGATAGTAGCAGCTCATCAGAATCTTCATCCTCATCAAGTGAATCAAGCTCAAGTAGTTCAGAATCTAGTTCATCTGAGTCATCAAGTAGTTCATCAGAATCTTCAAGCTCCTCAAGTAGCGAATCTTCAAGCTCCTCAAGTAGCGAATCTTCATCTAGTTCAAGTGAATCCAGTTCTTCTTCAAGTTCTGAAAGCTCTTCTAGTTCAAGCTCTGAGAGTAGTTCAAGTAGTTCAGAATCTAGTTCTTCAAGCAGTTCAGAATCTAGTTCCTCTTCAAGTTCAAAATCAAGCTCTAGTAGTTCAGAATCCAGTTCTTCTTCAAGTTCTGAAAGCAGTCTTTCAAGCTCCGAAAGTTCTTCCAGTTCTTCAGAATCTAGTTCTTCAAGTAGTGAATCTAGCTCTTCTAGTAGTGAATCATCAAGTTCTGAAAGTAGTTCTTCTTCTAGTTCAAAAAGCAGTTCTTCTAGCTCTTCAGAATCTAGCTCTTCAAGTTCAATAAGTAGTAGTTCTTCAGAGAGTTCATCTTCAAGTTCTGAATCATCAAGCTCTGAAAGTAGTTCTTCTTCAAGTTCAGAATCAAGCAGCAGTTCTTCAGAATCTAGTTCTTCTTCAAGCTCAGAATCGAGTTCTTCTTCAAGCTCAGAATCTTCATCAAGTAGCTCAGAATCTAGCTCCTCATCAAGTTCTGAAAGTTCCTCAAGCTCTTCGTCAAGCTCTAAAAGTAGTTCGTCTTCTAAGAGTTCAAGCGTAAGTTCTTCAAGCTCAGAGAGCAGTTCATCAAGCGATTCGAGCTCTGTAAGTTCTTCAAGTAGCAGTAGCAAAAGTTTTCCGGCTGGGGAGCTTTGTCTTCATTTTTCAGCAAGAAAACCTGAATTAACATTTACAGTAGTAACATGTTAAAAGGATAAAAAATGCCAACAACTTTGACTATAAAAGCAGAAGAAGAAAGTACTTATATTATACGAGTAACTTTTAAAGATGAAGATGGAAATGCTGTAGTACCTGATACTATTTATTGGAAACTTACCGATAGTGATGGCAATGTCATAAATAGTAGGGATGTGGAAAGTGTTGTTGTGGCATCTACAATAGATATAACATTAAGTGGTGATGATCTTGCTGTAGTAACTGGTAAGGGAAGCAATAAGAAAAGAGTTTTAACAATATGGGGGTTATATGATAGTGATGTAGGTTATAATTTGCCGTATAAAGATGCTTGTAAGTTTTTTTTGAAAGATCTTACGGCTGTGAGTTAGGAGGCTGACATGTTTGGATTGGAGATAGGTCTTGAGTATTTTTGGGCAACTATTGCGTCTTTAGGACTTGGCTATATTGGCTGGAACATTAAATCTGCCAGGAAGGAACAATCGGATTTTCAAAAAAATGAGACAAAAAAACGTATTGAATTAGAAAAGGAAATTAAAGAAGATTATTTGGAAGAGGAAAAACATACTTTACTATGCGAGAATGCTGGGTTAAAGTTGGCTAATAATATAACAAAACATTTCGATCTTAAATTTAAGGAGCATGAGAATGAACTCAAAAAAGCTATTAAGAATAATGGACATGGTACTTAGAAAGAAAAAGAAGAAGAAAAGGAATTTCAAAGATGGTCCTCCGGTAGATAAGATGGTCAAGAATGATGATAGTGAGAGGTCTTTTATAGTAACAAAATGACAATACCAATCGTAACAATGGAGGAGTTCAAGAATAGGCATTCTACTATTAATGCCGCAGAGGAGATAAAGGTAGCTCAGTCTGTAATTAATGAAGATTACATGCAGCTTTTGAAATGGCAAGATCATCCTGAGAATTTTATGCGGGATGTCCTCAATTTTATTTCTTGGACCTGTGAAGATGCTGATGATCAATTAGATATTTGTCATGCGATTAGGGATTTTGACAGGGTTACAGTTAGAAGTGGAAATGGTCCAGGAAAGACTGCTGTAGCCGCTCGAATAGTTATTTGGTATCTTTATTGTTTTACACCTAGTATAGTAATAACTACAGCACCTACGGGCAGGCAAGTAGAAAAATTACTTTGGGGTGAAATAAGAGCTACTTATAAGAAAGCAAATCTTGATCTGGGTGGAGAGTTATTTAGGACAGAGATAAGGATAGATGATGAATGGTATGCAATTGGTTTTTCTACTGATGAGCCTGATAAGTTTCAGGGTTTCCATAGTCCCCATATTCTTATAGTAGTTGATGAGGCTTGTGGTGTATCAGAGCCTATATTTGAAGCTATAGAAGGTATATTGACTGGGCAGAATGCTAAACTTCTTTTGATTGGAAATCCAACTAATAGCAATACTTATTTTGGTAGGACGCATTTGCATCCGAGAGAAAGCAGAGGTTGGAGAAAACTTGCTATTAACTGTTGGAATACTCCAAATGTAAGGGCTAAGAGCAATGTTAACCCACGGTTGATTGATTGCAATTGGCCGAAAGATAGATTGGCAAAGTGGGGGGAGTACTAGGTTGGCAAAATGGGGTGAGTATAGTCCTTTTTATCAGGTTAGAGTACTTGGCCAATTTCCAGAGTCTGGGGAAGATAGCCTGGTACCATATCATATGGTACATTCTTCATTAGAGAGCAGTATTCAACCAGCAGGCAAAAAAGTATATGGTGTTGATGTAGCTTACTTTGGCGGCGATAAAAGTGTAATAGGAAGGCTACACGGTGGGCAATTTAGAATATTAAGAAAGATATACAAGCAAGATGGTGAGCATGTGGCCGATAAGATACTACAATGCCTAAAAGAGGAACCTGAAGACAGTCCGGTAGAAGAGGTAAAAGTTGATATAATAGGATGGGGTGCTGATTGCTGGGGTAGTTTAAGAAGAAAGAAAAAAGATGGTACAGATGAAGAAAAGGAATTGTTGAAGAATGTAAAATTGAGAGGTGTGAATTTCAGTAATAGGTGCATGACCTATGAAGCAAGAAAGGATTATTTCAATATAAGAGCCGAAGCTGGTTTTATGATAAGACACATGTTTGAGGAAGGTCAGATAGATATTGATGATGAAGACTTAGGCGTGCAATGCTCGGGGTTAAAATATGAGTTTAGATCAGGCAGATATATATTAGAAGAGAAACAAAAATTCAAAACACGGTTTAAGGAGAGCCCTGATGAATTGGATTCTCTATTGATAGCAAAATGCATAATAACAAGTGGTATACCGACTATATGGTAGGGGGTTGAAGATGACAAATTGGAAATGGAGAAAGCGTGAACCGTTAAGCCTTTTTGGGCTGAAGGTCCCGAATCCTATTCCAGGATTGACTAAGAAGTCGTGGGCAGAGCTGCACTCGTTCTTCAATACTATTTCGAGAGGAGGTGGGGCCGGAAAGGCCACGGTCAATTCTCAAATAGAAGAATACAGAAGCTGGGTGTATAGCGCCGTTGGTGTCATTCAACGACGAATAGGTGAGGTTGATTATAAGCTCTTCCGCTCTGATACCGATGAGGAAGTGCCACGAAGGGCTCGTGCTTCAAAGCTGATCCGTGAGATATTGGAAAACCCTAATCCATATATGAATTTCCGGTTCTTGAAGCAGTTCGTACAAATCCAACTTGACTTAACAGGTATGGCCTTTATTAGGAAAGAGAATGATAGTTTTGGTTTGCCATTGAAGCTTTGGCCACTTAGTGTAGATAAATTTGTAAAAGTGGAATTGGGTGATGGTTATCAGAATTGGATTAAGGGTTTTACCTTTAATTACAATGGAAAGTATATGACTGTTCCCTCAGAGGAGTTACTGTATTTCCATTATCCGCATCCAGAAGATCCACGAGTAGCTTGTAGTCCTATAAAGGCACAGGCTTATGCTGTGGATATAGATCATTATATAGAAGTTTATGAGAGGGATTTCTTCAAGAACTCTGCTAGACCGGATGTAATAGTACAGTATCCTGAAAATGTACAGATAGAAGAGGAGGATGCAAAAAGGTTTATAGAAATATGGAAGAATAAGTTTTCAGGTGAAGGTCATTATCATGAACCTTCTTTGTTGGATAAGGGTGCAAAGGTCGATATACTTACTCCGAGAGGTGAAGATTTAGGTCTATCAATGCTAGCTGATTGGAGCAAGGATAAGCTTCTGGCCGCCTATGGGGTACCTGAGGGCAAGCTGGGCATGTCCAAGGATGTCAATAGGGCTAACTATGTAGGAATAGACATAACGTTCAATTCAGAGTGTATTAAGCCACGGTTGAAGTTGATAGACGACGTGATAACCATTGGTATTTGTCGGCACATAGATCCACGACTTGAATTCAGACATAATAATCCAGTGCCTAGAGATAGGGAATTGGACATACAGGAGATAAAGGATAAGGTTCAGATACCAATATGGACAATCAACGAGGCAAGAGAAAGGGATAATCTGCCTGCTGTTCCTGGTGGTGACAAGATACAGGTACCATTGAACTATATGGAAATAGGTATGGTAATGCCTCAGAATCCTCCAGAGCCAAAGCCCGTAGAGGACACACCTGAGCCTGAAAAAGAAGAAAAGAAAGAAGTAGTAATAAAAAGTTATTCAAAGGATTGGCTGGATAAGAAATGGTGGGCATTTAAGGCCTATACAGAGAATTGGGAAAGGATATTCATAACTCGTTTTGCACCATTGTGGGAAGCTCAGCAGGAAGAGGTATTACAGAACCTTGAACGATATGTGGATAAGCAAAACAAGTTAATAAATAATGCTAAGAGGATAAGGGACTCATTTATAAAGAGGTGGGATGCCTTCTGCAAGAGATATGAGGGTTGGACTCCTGAGAATATATCTAAAGATCTTCAGCAAGACAATGAAAGATTGATGAAGCTGATAAGGGTAAAGGATCAAGGATTAATGAAGCTAGCATTAGAG